GTTTGTACGTTCAATTGAGGAGGCTGCTAGTAATCGACCATTAGAATATGATCCGGCTAGTCATAAAGAAATAATTCGTGGCGCTACTACTCTTGTCGTACCTTTAACTGATATTCACTGTGGTATTGAGATTCATAATCGTTGGAATGATTATGACATAGATATCCTTCGGCAGATGTTAAATGCTTATCTTGATAGAATTCATGATATTGCGATTAGACATGGGGCGGAAGATGTTATTGTTTTAGGTAGTGAACTGTGTAGTGGTCAAATACATAATAATTTGAGATTACAAAATAACTAGGATTTAATTGATCAGTTTTTGATAGTAACAGATTACGTTTGTGATTTTTTAATGATTTTAAGTACAATGTTTAATTCTGTTAAATTCTATGTTGCTCCAGGAAATCATGGTCGTATGAATGCGAAGAAAGAAGACAGTTTGGCACATGAGAATATCGAAAATTTCGTTGTTCCCTTCGTGAGATCCAAACTTCAAAACTACCCTAATATTCATTGCTATGATAATGAGATTGATCCTGGGATTGTTGTTGTAAACGTAGATAATCAAAAGATTGTTTTTGTACATGGTGATTTAGACAACATGGATAATGCTACAAAAAACATGACGAAGTTGTTAGGATATATTCCAGATATAATTGTTCTTGGACATAGACATTTTAATGCTATGACAACTAGTGGAAACACAAAAGTAATTCAATCTGGCTCTTTTGTTGGAACAGACGAATATGCTCTATCGAGACGATTAATTGGTAAGGCAGAACAATCTCCTTTTGTTATCTCTAAGAATTATGGACTGGAATGTATCTATAATATTAAATTTGATTAAGGATTAAAAGGAGAAATAAATGAAAAGAATTGTTGTAGATGATATATATGAAATAATTGGTGACATTATCGATTTATATGATAATGATAGCGACAAAAAAATTGTAGTCGTTGGTTATTATGAAATAATTCAAGAAGCCATGAATACTATTATCAAAATGGTTGACGATGTTCGTTTTGTTGGTGGTCAATTAGACGATTATGATTATGATGGCTATGATGATGCGTGGTATCTTGAATTACAAGATGGAGGAATATATACTGGCAAAATATATAACGATCTTCATGACTGCTATTTAATGATGGAGACAGATTACGCATTTGTTGAGGAGGATTTTATAGACCAGTATCTTGAAACAAATTCTTCTCACGGTGTAACAGAATTTGGATTTGACGACGTGCATGATTCCGATGATACTGCTGCTGATAGTAATGCATGTATCTGCAAGACCGATGATGGTTATGGGTTTACTTTTTGTGATTACTCTGATGATAATCATTATAAGTTTACTTATAGAGGAACAAAGAAACTTACAGATGATATGATTCATGATTTGCTTTGTGAGTATGTTTTTGATTGAGTCTCCAGTATAGTATTATCAACACTATACTTCTTGAGAGGGCTACTGCCCTCTCTATTTTAAATCTTATTGGGAAATTAGTACATTGGAAGTACGTGCGGCTATTAACCGCAAAAGCTAGGATCATTACCTAGATTTCCCATTTGCCGACATAGCACAACAATTTGGTGGTGCAATTAATTTGTAATCAATAGACTCAGAGTTCGAGTCTTTGTGTCGGCTTTATATTAGAACAACATTATTTTTTGTTCTTATAATTATATGATTAAAAGGAGGTAAAAGGTTTTGGCTGCTACCAAAGTAATTAGAAAGGGTCAGAAAAAACCGCTTTCGCCAAAGGAAGCAGGAAAAACTACTACCCTAAAAGAAATAGATAAAACAATAGAATAGTTATGTGAATTGTTTGAAACATTAAAACCAAGTGATTAGATAAAAGCATTGGAGGCTATGGGTGTTGGAGATAAGTTTTTTACATGTCAACATTGTGGTCATGTAAAAACAAAAGATAAATTTTATATGTCAACTGCTCCTGGGCAAGCTTCTGGTATCACAGATGGCTGCAAACAATGTGCAGAAGAAATTGCTCTTCCTGTTATTAATGGAGAAAAGCAATAGCCCACTAAACAGACAGTTGATGATGCTATGTATTTTCTTGATAAACCAATGCTTGAATCAGTATGGGAAGCATCTTTATTAGAGGCGGCAAATGGAGCTTCCGGTAAAGGTAAAAGTAATGTTTATACTTCATATTGCAAAAATATTTAGATGGTGAATTATTATACCATGACATATAGAGAATCTGATAATTATACTGGTGGGGCATTGTCCCTCGAAGATATGGCGGATAATGCATTACCAAAAGATTAGGAAATTATTGAATAGTTTGAAAAAAATAAAAATGATACTTTACGGCTACTTGGATATCTGCCTTTTGAGAAGGAAAAATTATCTGATTAGCCGTTTTTATATTCTTAGCTTATTGGCTTTTTAGATTCATCAGAAGAAGGGAATGATGATATGATGCGCACAGCATCTATTATTTCGATTGTGCGAGGATTTCTTTAGGCTTCGAATATCGATGATATGGTTGCTCAGTTATCTCAAGATTTTCGAAATGCCGAGAAAAATATTGCTACGATTAAAGCGCTTCAGCAAATGAAGGCGCAGATCCTTGGTAGTGTAAATAATCTTGCGAAGGAAAGTTGTATTTCTTTAAAGAATAGTAAGCACTCTCTTAAAGGTGAAAACACATGGACTGGAAAGATTAAAAAGATAAAAGAATTAAATTTGCGGGATGGCCAAGTTAATGGGTTTGACATTGGCACATGTAGAGGAATGCAGTAGGTTTAGGAAATATCTGATGCATCAATAATGAAGTAGCTTGCGTTAGATGAGTCGGAATGGTCTGATATGGTTGCTGATATGAGGAAGACAATTTCAGAATTACGTGCGAATAACAATTCATATAAAGAGATAAATAGGATTTTATTGCAGGAAAATCTTGATCTCAAAGATTTTTTGGAGGAAAGCAATATAGATATATGCATGAATTTAAGAGATTTGCGTGAATTATATTCTGTCTTTTCTGATGAATATTCGGAAGATGATGGAGGTGACGAAAATGAAATCATTGATGTAGTCGAAGTATGATTTTACATATTTAGATTATGATAAAGACTTTTATAAAGATTATGGCATCTTTGTAAAGCCAATCAATTACCCATTGTCATCTAGAAAAATAGAGTCGCTTTTATTAATAGCAGACATGCAGAAATTCTACTAGTGTAATCCCGTAACATTTATTGATAACATGTTTAATATTGAGTTACTTGATATGTAGTCTTTGGCTGTTGAAAGAACATGGTTTACGCCTAATAGTATGTTGCTATGTACGCGAGGATTCGGAAAGAGTTCTGTCATTGATCTTGAATTAATGTCAAAAGGAATGCTATTTAATAATTATTGGGCGTATATTGCAAGTGGATCTGGAAGTCAGGCGTAGAATACTTTTAATACTTTAGAAAAACTTGCAAATGACAACATTGATACATTTACTGGTTCTACTGGTAAAATTTTTAAAGATGAAATTGTAATTAATAACGCTGCTGGTGACGGATTTAGTCATTCTTCTGATGGATTCAAATACAATTTATATAATGGCTCTTTTACTTAGACTGTTAATGCAAATGTGGATTCTCATAGAGGTTTTAGGGGTTCTATTTATTTTGATGAAAGCGCGTTTTTATCTGATGAATTAATGAACGTATATGGGGCTTTTGCTGCTGTCAATAAAAATTTAAAGACTGGTAAAGACGCAAGCGGAAAATCTATTGATCCAATTCGGCAAAGATGTTTTCCGAAAGATATTGGATATCAAAAAATATATATAAGTTCAGCAAGTAGTACGGACACTATGTTTTATAGATTATACAGAGAATTTTCTAAAAAAATGATTATGGGTGACCCGGATTATGTGGTTCTTCATATGGATTGTGAATTAGCATTTAAACCAACTATTCGCGGGGAGTTAGTAACTCCTCTTCTATCCAAGTCGCAAGTAGAATATGAAATGAGAACTAATCCAGAAAAGGCACGTAGAGAATACTATTGTTAGTTTACTACAGAAGCTGGTGCTGATGCTATCGTAAAGCGCGGTGTGATTACTCGTAATGAAGAAACTAGAAAACCGCTACATAGCAATGATACTGGAGATAGAAAATTTTGGCTTTGTTATGATCCCGCAAGACTTCGAGATAATTCAGTTGTTCTTGTTGGTGAATGTTATGAGTCTTCTCTTCCAGACGGTGGAAAAGAAAAAAAAGCTAGAATAGTGAACTTAGTTAATTTGCTCGATATTGGCAAAAAAATTAAATCTCCGATGCAAACGCCAGATCAAGTTAAGTACTTAAGATAGATGATACTTGATTACAATGGCGGTGCAGATAATTATGATAATATTTTAGGCATATATATTGATGCTGGTTCTGGTGGTGGTGGACCTATTATAGCAGATATGTTAATGCAAAATTGGGTTGATAAAACTGGAGTTGAGCATAGAGGGTTCATAGATAAAGAATATTCTGAGGAATATGTAAAAAGATTTCCTGATGCTATTTAGGGTAAACTTCATATGATGAATCCAAGCGTGTTTAAATCTATGATGTATGAAGCATTGATAGAAATGTTGAATTAGAATAAAATTAGTTTTACGGCTAATTATGATCATAAAGGATATTTAACTGTTTTTGACGTTGATTAGAAAATGATTGACGAAGAAACGAAGAGAATAACTGAGAAGTTAAAAAAGTAGAAGGTCGTGGGGAAAGAATTTGAGGACAAACTAAAAGATGAATTGAATAAATTACAATCTGTTAAAACCAAAATGATTAAATTGGATTGGAGGGACGAGATTGCATTAACCAATATTGATGCTTTAAAGGAAGAACTTGTAAACATGGTTAGGAAAAAACGTGATACAGGTAAAGATTCGTTTGAATTAACTCCTGAAAAAGCTAATAAAATGCATGATGATCGCGCATATACGTGTGCACTTCTTGGCTGGGCCTTACTTCAGGAAAGAAGAAATGATATTTTGAAAAAACCACGAAATAATATTGAACATGCTCTTTCATATATTTCTATAACTCCACCTCGCCGTTCTACTACTTATAATTGTTAATATAAAGAAAGGAGGCGCTTCATGCCTAGAAAAACAACTAAAGCGCAAGAGGCGCTGATTGATGAGCGTAGTAAAGTTATGACATAGTCTTTACTGCCAAAAAAGAAAAATAATGAGCAAGAGGTTGTCAGTAGACCTACGGCCCTTGATTTTAAAAAAACCGAAAAATTAAAGGAATTGATTTTACAGGATGTTGCAAGAAATCGTACTCAGAGTTTCACTCAATATACGAAATCGTTAATCAAGCAATATTTGACGAATCCATACTCTTATAGAAATCAAATAGTTGGTGTTTCGAGATTCTTATGGCGTATGTCAACGTTATATAAAAAGGTTATTTTATATTATGCAACAATGCCATTATACAACTATAATTTAGTTCAGAAAATGGAATTTGCAAAGAGTCCAAATACTAATAAAATTATCAAGGATTATGAAAATGTATTAAAACATATAAATAAATTTAATTTCAAAACAGAGTTTGCAGTAGCTATGGCTATTGCGATTAGAGATGGAGTTTATTATGGGTTTGTCTATGATAATGGCGAAGACGGTATGTTCTTGCATATGCTACCAATGGAGTATTGCAAGATAAGAGGTAAGAACGAAGCTGGACAATGGATCGTTGCGTTTGATCTTACATATTTTAGTATTGGTCAAAATGTAATATTTGTGGAAGGTATTAATGGAGACACTTCCGGTTGCTGGCATCAGTGTTTTCAAGATGCTTGGAGGGAATATAATAATTCTTCTAACAAACAGGAAACGAGATGGTTTATGATACCAAGTGAGTATACTATTACTCTTCTTTCGTCTTTGGATGATGAGTTTGAGAATCCATTGCCGTTTTTGAGTTCTAGTTTTATTGATTTACTGGACATAATTGACTACTCACAACTCCTAGCGGACAAAACGGAATTGGACAATTATAAGCTGCTTCTTCTTGGAATTCCGCTTATAGATGGTGATGTGGTAGACGACTTTAAAGTGTCGGAAGAGATTGCATCTGTTTATAAAGATGCTGTGCAGTCAATAGTTCCTGATTTGGTTGGCGTTGGGCTTTTGCCAGGTTTAAATCTGGAAACAGTTTCCTTCTCTCAGAATACCACCGCTGACACTACAGATATTGTTAATAATAGTATTAGAAATTTATATAAAACAATTGGTGTTAGCGAACCAGTTGTTTCTTCTGCTGATGCAAACTCCGCAGCTGGGATTAAACATTCATTAAATAATGACAGTGCTTATGCTTATCTTCTTGTAGAACGCTTGGAGAATAATTTTCAATACTATATAGACAAAAATATAAGTGATAATTATTTATTTAGTATACTTAGGCAAACGTGGTACAACGAGGAAACGTTTATTGAAGCAACTCGTTAGGCAGCAACTCTTGGTTCTAGCGCTTTGGTTTATTTGGAAGCGCAAGGATATACCCCATATGAGGCATATTGCTAGATTAATTTTGAAAATGCTATTGGCATTAAAGATATTATGGTGCCATTATTATCTAGTTATAATACTGCATGGGGAGACACTACTGCAACCCGTAGATCAACTGGTAATGATGAAACTACTGCCGGAAGAGATAGGGTGAGTGATGATGAAATCTCAGGCAGTGCTGAGAGAACTAGAAATATAGTTGATGATAAATAATTTTTAAGAGCAGGATACTCTCCTGCTCTATTTTAATATAGGGGCGTAGTTTAATGGTTGAAAACAGCAGACTCTAAATCTGTAAGCGCGTCTGATGCCGCTGATGAGCGTTCGAATCGCTCCGCCCTTGCTACACACAGAAAACATAAAGAGTTGCAAACTTTATGCGGAGAGATGTCCTAGCTCTCTCCCTGTGTGCATTTGATATGCTAGGAAAATACTAATACTCTAGGAGGTAAAAATATGGGATGGATTTATAAAATAACTTGTGACATTAATGATAAAATTTATATTGGTAAAACAGAAGATGTTGATCCTTATGATAGATGGAAAGATCATTAGAAAGATTATAAACGAAGAAAATATGAGAAACGTCCATTATATAATGCAATCAATTGTTATGGCTTAGAACATTTTCATTTTGAAGTAATTGAAGAAACTGAGAATGGACAATATCTATGCGAAAGAGAAAAATATTATATTGAGAAATATCGCACCTATGTTGGATATGAAGATTGTAAAGGGTATAATGGTACTTTAGGCGGAGATGGGAAAAGTTATCTTAATTTAGATGATGATGAAGTGATCAAAGTTCATATATAGAATAATTATATGGTTGGCTTGACTGCAAGACACTTTCGGGTTGCTTCTAAAACTATTGAAAAAATATTGAAAAAGAATGATATTAAGTGGTTATCTAATTCTGAATTGTTTACTATTAAATTTAAGCAAGAATATGGAGGTCTTGTAAAAATGAATAAGACGCAAGATAAAATATTAGACATTTATGATTCTCCAAATGTAACTATTTCTTTAAATCCGACATATAAACGCAAAACATTAAAATGTGCATATAGAACTAACAGTAAAACTCATTAGGCATATGGATATATCTGGTATCGTTTAAATGAACTCCCAGATGAATATAAACAATTACTTGAAGAATACTATAATGAATTAACAAGTAGGTGATATATATGAAACAAAAAAATCAATTTATTAATACAACTGATCCAGTTACCGCAGAAATTTTGCGCCATGCTGGTTTTCAAGAACTGCCAAAATCTGGCAACAAATATGTTTTTATAAATGAACCAAATAAAATTCAGTTTTCATCTCAAGATATGCAGATGAATTATACTGATGTATTGACGTTTTAAAATATGTAATTAGTAAGGAGGTGAAATATGCGTAAATCAAAAATATTAACTATTGATGATCTTGTTAGGTTCTGCCAAGATTAGAATTTTACACAGTTTAGTTCTAAAGACTCTGGATATAGTATTCATGTGCAGATACCTTGTGAAAATTTTGAAGCTACTGACGATGAAGATCCATTAACATTTTATGGAAACGTTAAGTTGATGCATACTGGTCGCAATCGTAACAAGTCCAATCTCACTGAAAAGGGTGCAAAGAGTTGTCTTTCTAAGATTGCCTACAAGCCCGTTCTCGCTGATTTTACTGAGGTGAATGGCGAAAGAGATTTTACTTATCATGCCATGGAATTTAATGAAGATGGATCTAGGACATATATTGAGAAACAAGTTGGATGTTTCACCTCTGACAAACCATATATGAAACAAGATCCAGATCATGAAGATCGTTAGTATATTTATGCAAAGATTGCAATCCCCAGAGAATATACTGATGCTGCTGAAATTATTGAAAGAAAAGGTGGAACAAAAGTTTCAGCTGAATTATGCATCAATGAGATGAGTTACTCAGTTGAAGATGGTCTTCTTTTAGAAGATGTTGATGTAATGGGCGTGACTTTACTTGGAACCGATCCAGATACTGGCGAAGAAGTCCAAGAAGGGATGCAAGGCGCATATTTGCAAATTGAAGATTTTAGTGCTGATAATAATTCTATTATTAATAAAGCACAGTTAAAAGAAGAAATCATTGCTGAGATAATGTCGAAGCTTGATTATATAGAGGCTTTTGCCGAAAATTCTAAGGAAGGAGGTAAACCGAAAGAAATGGACAAGTTTAATGAACTTCTGGCGAAGTATAATAAAACAGTTGATGATGTTACTTTTGATTATTCTAATATGAGTGATGAGGAACTTGAAACTGCTTTTGCTAATGCGTTTGAAACTGTCAATGACTCCGAAGATTCTTCTTCCAAGGAAAATGAAAGTTCTGCCGAAGAGGAAAATCCCGTAGTTGAAACGGAAGCTTCTGAGAAGGAAGTGACTGAAGAATCCGCAGAAACTCCTGAAGTGGTTGATGATTTTGCTGATGAAGATCCGGCTGATGAAGGTGGTAGCAATGAACCTACTGTTGGAGATAATCCTACTGTTGGAGATAATCCCACCCTTAGTAGTCCTACCCCTAGTAATTCTACTGAAGAAGAGGATGAACATCAGTCTACTTCTGCTATTGAAGATGAAGATTCTACAGGCACTAGGGTTGAGAATAGTTTAACATACTCTGTTACTATTGATGGTGTTAAAAAGGATTTTGCTATTAGTCTTGCAGATAAGATTAATGCCGTAACAACTCTCGTTAATGATACATATTCGGAGTCTGATAATACGTGGTATTATTGCGATGTTTTTGAGGATGATGGTCGCTATTGCGTGATGCATGATTTCTGGGGTGATAGACATTATCGCCAGGAATATTCTGTGAAGAAAGATGTGTACTCTCTTAAAGGCGACAGAGTTCAGGTGTATGCCCAGTATTTGACGGCGGACGAGATTGCAAAACTTGATAAGATGAAGTCGGACTACTCTTCTATCGAAACCGAACTTAATTCTTATAAAGCTAAAGAACTCCATTCCGCTCGTGAAGCAGTTCTTGCTGCGGATGATTATTCCGTAATGGCAGATTTTGAAGAGTTCAAGGAACTCAAAGATCATATGGATGAGTATTCCGTTGAGGATCTCACTAATAAAGCTGATCTTGTTTATGCCAAGTTTATGAAATCCAACTACAGTACTTTCTCTGGTAAACATGAAAAGAAACGCAGTATGGTGTTTATGACAACTGGCAATAATAATGAAGAAGAAAAGTCTCCTTATGGTGGACTTTTTAAAAATTTTAAAAAGAAATAATATCAAACAATAATATTTATTTATTAAGGAAAGGAGAAATGAATAGCTATGATTAATGCATTTTTACAGGCTGTTAATAAGCATGTTGTGGCTGAGAGTACCAATCTCTAGGCTACATATGATGCAAAGCATATATTTAACGTGCGTGCTGGCGCTGATATTGATAACGGCAAGCTTGTCAATCTTGATGATATGGCTTGGGTTGACAACGAATATTTCACGATGGTTCAGCCAACTTCTACTTCTAGAGTTGGTCTTATTTTAAGTGTCCCGATTGGTCCTGATGAGAGACCGAAGGCTGCTACTTATGAGCATAATTTCTACAATGGTAAGGATGAGATCATGAGAGTTTATGATCTTCTTGTTGGTGACAAGTTCACTGTATCTGAAAATGGTATTACCGCTATTGGCACAAGTACCCCTCTTGCAAAGGGTCAGTATATTGTTGCTGATGGTTATGATCTGAAAGCACAGGCTGCAAAGCCAGCTGCCTCTGTTGCTTTCTATGGTGAAATTGTTGATGTAATTACTCGTACTAATGGAAAATTCTATAAGATTTTTGTACGCAAGAATGGTTAATGAAAGGAGGGAAATGATATGAGTAAATTTATGAATTTTGCTGCTACTACTTAGGCCGCATTTGATAATGATGAGTCTACCTATATGAACTTCTCTCAGCTTCTTGCTGATTACAACAGAGGAGTTTTCCAGTCTGGTATTACCAAGGCTGATGCTGACGCTATGATCAAGGAGAAATTCCGTCTGATCATGGGTATTGATGAGACTGCTTCTAAGAAGGAAATTCGTAGAGCAATCAATCGTCATAAAAATGAGATCTTCGAGGTTATCGAGGATACAGTTGATAATATGCTTACTTCTGGTTGGACTGATAATGAGTTCTTCCGCGATTTTGTAGAAGTTAAGAACCTTGCTCTTGGTGATACCAACGAATTTGAGACGGCAGACGAAACAGTTCTGACGGTCGGTAAGCTCAGTGGCGATCACTGGGATATTGACAGGCAGCGCCTTGGAATTGGCGAGACTTTCCGTGTTCCTACCTATTGGGTTGGTCTTGGAGTGTACGAGGAATTTGAGCGTGTTATGACTGGTCGTGCTGACTGGACTCGTCTTGTAAATGCGATCTATGAAGCAATGGATAAGTATGTTGATGAGGTTGTATTCAAGGCTGTTATGGAAGCTGGTCAGAAGGTTCTTCCTGGCTCCAATCAGTTCTATAAGACTGCTGCTCTTGATGCTGCTGCTCATGATACTTTTGTAACTATGGTAGAGGATGTTCAGGCTGCAAACCGTGGCACTGAAGTTGTTATTATGGGAACGAAGTCTGCTCTTTCCAAGCTGAAGAATCTGGCTGATGTAAATTGGATTGCTAAGGAAGACAGAACCGATCATAGAAACCTTGGTCATGTTGGCGTATTTGAAGGAACTCGTGTTGTAGAGATTCCGCAAGTATTTGCAAAGAATGATACTACTACGAAGCTTGTTAAGTATGGTCAGAATAATCTTGACTTCCTTCTGATTATGCCTGTTGCTGATAACAGATTTGTCAAACTCGTTTATGAGGGAGATGCTATGATCAAAGAAGTTACTGATAATACCGTTAACCAGGATATGACCTATGAGGTTAAGTATCTTACTAAGCTTGGTGTTTCTACGCTTATTGGCAGATATTTTGGTACCTGGGTTATCACTCAGTAATAATTATTTGAAAGGACTAAAAGGATATGGCTACAACTACAAAAAGAAAAATAGCTAAAACTGTGCCAGAAACAACTGAAAAGGTTACAAATGTTGCCGAAGAACCAACTGTTACTGAAGAACCAACTGTTAAGGAACCGAAAAAGAAAGAACCTAGACAGTTTAATCAAAACGATCTTATTCTTTGTCGTTCTGTAACTACTGGATGGCTTGGCTGTGCTGGCAAATCTGGGCAGTATTATGTTTTTGAAAATTTCGGAGACGAATGTGAAATTGAATACCAAGATCTATTCGCTTTAAAGAGTAGAAGATCTAATTATATTTATGCCCCTCATTTTGTCATTGAAGATGAGGAACTGCTGGAAAATCCTCGCTGGGCTGATGTGGCTAAGTTCTATGAGGAAGAGGTTTACTCCGTAAAAGATTTGGATGAAATTCTTAATCTTCCGGTTAATGTTTTCTAGTCTGCTCTTGAACAACTCCCAAAAGGACTCGCTAAGTCTTTACAAGTTCATGTTGCAGAAAAGATTGAAGATGGCACATTTGATTCTCTGAAGAAAATTAAAATCATCGATGATGTTTATGGGACAGATTTTAGAAGTGTTATCGCTGATTAAAGGGGGTTGAATTATGGCAGCCTCGGAATACGATGAAATCTATTCTCGGTTTTATTTACGAGTTAAAGATTATGAAATGTCTGGATTAAGTGAAAAATTGGTAAAAGAAATGCTGAATGGATATTTACGGTCTACGTTATCTAAACCAATGGTACGTAGACTGTTTTTATCTGTAGTGATGGATGATGATATGGAAGAAGTTGAATATGAACTAAGAGATGCTTTAGATGAAGATTCTGATAAGGATTTTGTAGAGGAAGTTTTGGGATTGGGAATGGTAAGTGAATGGGCATCTCCACGTTACCACTCTACGCTTTTGACAAGTCAACTATTGTCGAATAGCGAACAAAAGTTTTTTAGCTAGGCTCAACACTTAGCTGAAATGAAAGATTTATATACTAAGTCTCAAACTGATCTTCGAAAACTTATTAGAGATCATGCATATTCTCTTAGTGTTATAAACGGGGTAGAAACTTCATGAAAACACTCTACGGTTCTTATTCTTCTAAACAAATCCATCAAACTAAGGCTTCTTTAAGAAAGTCTATTTTTTTCTTATTACTATATGTAGATAGAAATACAAAATCTAACTATCCAGATATTGATGTTGCGGAAGCATTCCGTGATTTACAAAATAGGCTTAACGGCCTAAACAGTATTTTACTTGAGCCACCAGAACTTGTGGAAACAATGAGTTTATTATAGGCGGCACTAATTGAGTATAATAGCGAATGTTTTAACTGGTCTAATTATAGAAAACTGATATTAGATGCTGGATCTGAAATTATGAAAATAAAGGAAGGTGATTGATATGGCAATCACTTTTAAAAATTTTCAAAGTATGCATAACGGTATAACTGTGCCGGGTCGAGCAAGAAAAATGCAGTCTGACATAATCATGGATGCTACTTTTACATAGGATATTTAGTATTAGGTTGGATATTTTTTTGATTATTATCACACGACTCCAGAGAATCGTTTAAGACTGGAGGGATTTGATCCGAGTACCGATTCTAATGCGGTTCCTATTGATATTAAATTTATTGCACATAGTAAAAAGACATTCCAAAAGGATGAAGTGACAATGCATATTTAGTTTCGTCCAGGATATGAATGTACAGTTGATTATTATAATGAAATGTTTAGTAAACGTTATAATGCTAGATTTCCAGTTGGACTTTATGTTTGGATAGCCGGAGAAGACGGTATTTATAGACGTTGGTTAGTGGTTGCTACAGCTGACAGGGACGAAAATCAATTTCCGACATGGGAAGTTCTAAGATGTGACGATATATATCGTTGGATTAAGAATGGAAAATATTATGAGTTTCCTGGTGTCAGCAGAAGCCAAAATTCCTACAACAGTGGATTATGGCTCGATTATAAATTTTAGCAACCAGAAGACCAAACCCAGTTCTGTCTCCCATTAAACCGTGACACAGAACATTTATACTACAACACTTATTTAGTGATAGACGCTAATGTATTAACCGAACCAAGAGTTTTTTAGATTAGTAAAATTAATCGTTCAAATTCAAAAGGAATCGCAATTTTTACTTGTGCGCAAGAAATCGCAAACCAACATACATTAAAAGCAGATTATGACGAAGATGGAAATGTAGTTGCTTGGTGGGCGGACTGGAAAGAGGGTGTCATAGAACCCACATCAATTATTGAAGATAATGATGCCTACTCTTCTGTCACATCAAAGATTACGTGTTCAGGTCGCAACCAAATTAAAATTGGTGGTTCGGCGAAAACATTTACAATTAATTATTATAATTATGAAAATGAAATAATCGAAGATCATCCTGTTGGAACTTGGGAATTTTTCATAGATGGTGAAGACATTCCAGTTGACTTGTTAACTTTAACGTATACAGGAAATAAAGTTAAAGTTAAATTTCTTGGAGATGATACATACATAGGTAAAATACTGACAATTAAAAACACATCTGGTGATATTACTTCAACTCTTGACGTTGAACTATTGCCATTATAAGGAGGGATAATATGGAATTGAATGATGAACAACTTAAAACTCTCCTTAATCTTAAAAATACTGTTGATTCTGATGATATTCGAATCAAGGAAATTATTAAAAAAAATCTCATAGAAAATGAACTAATTATATATCTATTAAATAATAAGGAGCTATAGGATGTTGAGGCAGATCCGAGCGACTATCTTGGCATTAACTTGCTTCCGGCTTACCAAATTCATCCAACACAACATAATGTTTAGAATTTTATTTGTTATGAAGTAGGGTTTAGGGAACTTGAACGTTATAACTCCAAAATGAAATTATTACAGATCACCTTCTATATTTTATGTGAGGAGAAGAATAATATTGAAAAACATACTGGGATCGCAAGGCATGATTTGCTTGGCGCATTAATACTGGATATGTTTAATTGGAGTAATTTATTTGGCGGTTAGATTCATTGCGTATCTGACATCCCTAGTGTTACAGATAATGATTATGCTACTAGAACAATTATATTTGAATAGCTTACTGATAATAACCTTGCGAAAACACGAAATGGTACAGCTTAGATTATTCCGAGGTCAATTAATGCCACGTAATCCAAAAGTTGAATTTGATATGCTCAAAATGTATTTTGGGCGACCATATGTCATAGACTTAGAAAATACCATTGGAAGTGTTACTATCTACTCTCCTACCATAGGAGATATTGTAGATGTAGGTGAAGAAAAATTTTATCAGTCATTAAATATTATTATTGGAAATACTACCTAGTATAGACTAATGCTATGGGAATTCAATATTGATTGGAATGAAATATCTGACTTTTAGTTGTTTACGATGTTATACAAACAAATAGATCCAGAAGTATGCAAACTAATTTTTGGCAATTTAGATTTGTAGAAATTTGAAGTAATGGTAAAACAACAGCAACCCTAGTCCGATGACGAAGACCAAATCGGAGAAATTGTCATGTGGAATAACGAGGATTAGGTTGAGATTAATGCAGATGTACATAATCATTTTTCTCAATATCTTCGTGCTGTTTTTAATATGTTTCCTGAAGAAAAAATAACTCATGATAACAATTTGAAAAGCTGGTATATATCGAAAGATAGACGAGCTGCCGAAAGGGCAAAGAAAGAAGCTGAGAAGGGAAAACATAAATCTTTTTCCATTCAACCTCTTATATCGGCTTGTGTTAATCATCCTGGATTTAAGTATAAGTTAAGTGAATTAAACGAAGTTGGAGTAATGGAATTTTATGATTCTGTAAGCAGATTATAGATATATGAATAGACTACTGCTCTAATGAAGGGTATGTATTCTGGGTTTATATCCGCAAAAGATATCAAACCAGAAGAATATAATTTTATGAGAGAAATTGTAAGAGATACTAATAACAGTGTCTCAAAAGCCAAGAATCTTAAGGATCAAGGCTAATATATCCGGCTATGGTTTGACATAGTCGCTAACGGACAAAAATTATTCGTATTGATATTGGGCCAGCGAAAACTGGCTCTTTTTAATAATGTAAGGAGGAAAATACTATGGCTTTTAAACTTGGTAATCATTATATTGATGAAATTCTTTATGGTGTAGCTGAGAAGAACGGCAATATCGAGTATGCTCTTGATTAGCTGAGTTCTGCTCAGATCGAAATCAGTGCTGATTCCACTGATATTACGGATAAGAAGGGTAATTAATATTGCTCCTTTATATAGTGATGTATAAATGATAATCGGGCAAAATCGGTAAACACTGTGATTGTGAATACCGAACTGTTCATATAGTGTAACGCATAGAGATTGAAATAATATCTCCACGAGTGTCCGACTTCTTGTATATCCTCCTCAAGAAGAAAATATATGCTGAACTTGTGAAAAAAAGAATCACAAGAAACATAAAATAAAAAGTTTATGTGATAACACATATTGAATATTATCCGTACAACTTATCGTTCTAAGACTGGTACCTTTACTGCTACGAATGCTCTGCTTCATCCGGCAGCTATTAATGCTCAGTCCGGTCATGCTATTCAGTATGCTGGTGCTGGTAGTGGACAGTCTATCCTTATGCCTAAGATTGTTGTTGCTCCCGCTGGTTCGGAAGTTAACATTGCCGAATACACCCAGGGTTCTGTTCGTGTAATCGGCCTGTTCGGCAATGGAGCAAATGATGTTGCTCTTGATGTTAGTGTTGTTGAGGGTATGATTTCTGGTACTGGTTCTAGTACTAAGATCACTCTTCCTTCTAAGGCAGAAGGTGATACAAATGCTCCCACTCAGTATCTTGTAAAGTGGGAAAGAAATGTTACTTCTGGTGCTATGCTCCAGAATACGACAGCTGTAAGTTCTGATCTTGTTAAGCTTACTCTGTTCTGTGCAATGGGCGATCCCTGTGAAGATTCTCTTCGTCCTTGCTATGTTGTAATTCCGAGATTTGCAGCTGATCCTTCCATGACGATCTCTCTTGATGCAGAGACTCAGGAAATTGATTTCAGCGGAAATCTTAACGTGGATTACTGTGCTGGTACATCTAGCCTCTATTATATTTATCAAAATATTTGCATTTTAATCATTGTCTTTAACAATTGATTAATAATACGGATGGTAAGCGTATATGGAAACGTGTGCGTGATAGTGAATATTTCACTGAATAAAGAAATTGAATTGCTGGGACATCCTAAAGACAATAGAACTACAACGCAATGATGAAATAAGCATAAGCGTGAATGTTGCGAAAGCAGAAAAAATCTATTGTATGACATATGGTCAAATCCTAAATGTTGAAGTAATGGACAATCAGCAGCCAAGCTTCGAATAGAAGAAGGTTCAACGACTATCCCTCTTGAGGGGAGTAGGTCATAAGCGATTGATGACCGAAGTGGTTTCGCCTAACCCGTAAGAATACGGTATGGATAAGATATAGTCTGTACTTATACGAAAGTGTAAGAAGTTCGTAAAAGAACTGTATGAAGAGTAGCGTCTTCGTATGAACGTGTTTAAAATAATTCTATGATAATTATTTTAAAAATAAGTATCCTGATGAGGACCTCGTTGTTAGTGGTACCTCTATCGCTTGATAATATATAAATTAATATAAATAGGTTAGCGTCATGAACTAACTGACAAGAGCGGGAAACTCCTATCCCGCTCTTTTATTTTTAATAATATGGAGATATAAGATTTGAAAGGAGCAAATCATATTTTATCAATAAATGAATTTGAAAATAATCATAGCTTAATTGCTATTTAAAATAGACAAACTAAACTATAAGGAGGTCAACATGAGAAACGAACGAATTTGTTTAATGTGCGGAACTCATTATTCTTTCTGTCCTCATTGTAAAGAAAGTAAACCAGATGAGATGTGGCGTTTTTTATATCATGATAGAAAATGTTTGGAGTTAAGTGATCTTTGGCATGCATATCGTGGAAATGAAATCTCTAAGAAAGAAGCTCAAAGAAAAATGAGTGAATTAAAACCAAATATTGATGATGTATTGAAATATACTTCTGGTGCCGCTAGAGAGATTAGAGAAATTTTCGATATTGATGAAAAGGCAGAAGAAGTGAAAGATGTTGATGTTAAAAAGGAAGAATCTATCCTTACCGATGAGCAATTAGCTACTACGGAAGGATCAGAAGAAATTAAAGTTTCAAAAGAAAAGAATTCTACTAGAACGAAAGCTTCTAGAAAGAAATAATTATTGGGACTATCAATGTCAAAGTTGGTGGTCTTATTACTGAGCCAGTGAGCTATAAAAGATTGTGAATGTGATTATAAAAAACTATACGGGGTAGCCTCGCATTCAATATACGTATTTGAAGCAAGGGACCCCATTTTTTACCATTTTTTAGGAAGAAAAGGAGAAAACGGATGGGAACAGAATTTTGGAAAAGAAGTCCAGTAACAGGTAGAAAATATAATTATTTTAGCAAAGACGTATTACATATTGTTAACTTATCATAGGTTGATTTTTATATGAACGAGTGTGGTATAATGCCACTTGATATAATGCTTACTGATGATAGGAAGAGACCAGGGAAAAAGATGGTTCTCTTCTGTTTTTCTAAAGAAGAAAGTAAAGAAGCATATAATTTGTGGTGTGAGCGTGATCATAATATCATTGGAGGTGATTAATAGTGAATGAAAAATTGATAATAAAACCCAATCCAAATCATTTTTTAAATCCAGCACGTCAAACAGCCCCGAAATTAACTGAATTTGAAAGCATTAATAAGGAACATATAGATAATGTTCGCTATATAATGCAAGTAATTGCAGATGAAATAATTGCAGCCGGGAGAGATCATGACTATACAAAGATTAGGGATCAATATAAAGGTGATTATTATGTTGATTTATGTAATAGCATTGAAAATGGAGTTGACTTCTCTTCTACCGAATGGAGACGAAATCATTTTCAACTTGAAAGACATCATTTGAACGAACATTGTCCCGATGATGTTAATTTGGTTGATATCATTGAAAGCATTGTAAATACTATTGTTGAGAATTGTGAAATAAACGGAACATATGGAACTGTCTCTGTTAATAATTCTATGCTTCTTAATGCTCTGAATAATACCATAGCTAAAATTAAAAATTATATCAAAATAAAAACAGAAGAAGAAGATGTTGAAAAAAAGTAAATATTGATTGACATATATTTGTTTATTAAATAATATGTCAACACAAATAATACTCATTATATGGAAGGTAGGTGATCTGCTATGGGAAGATCTACGGTGTATAATAACATAACTTCTCCAGAATTAATTTCACAAGTATTATCAAGTAATATTAGCCTAATGGATGACTTTTTGGAATATCTTCAATCTGTTGGCAGATCAGTTACAACACGATTTGCGTACAAGAATGATTTATTGATTTTTTGGGTGTGGAATTTACAAAATAATAATAATAAGGAGTTCGTTAAAATAACAAAACGAGAATTTTCAAGATTTCAAAATCATTGCATTAATGTATGGGGGTGGAGTTCTAATAGAATTAGAAGAGTAAAATCTGTCATATCATCAATGAGCAATTTTATAGAGAACATCCTAGATGAGGAACCTGAATTTGAAGGGTATCGCTCTACGATAAAAAAAATTGAATCTCCTGTGAAAGAAACTGTACGAGAAAAGACGGTATTTGAACCGGAAGAATTACAGGCTTTGCTTGATTATTTAGTTGTTCAAAAGAAATATATGCAAGCTTGCATTCTTGCTCTCGCTATGTATTCAGGTAGACGAAAATCAGAATTAACTAGGTTTAAGGTAAATTATTTTAATGAAGAGAATGTGATGTTTGGTTCTCTTTATAAAACTCCGGAAAAAGTTAAAACTAAAGGTCGTGGAAATGGAAAATATTTAGAATTATATGTATTAAAGAAAGATTTTGATCCATATCTCAAATTATGGATGGAACGGCGAGAAGAATTAGGAATAGAAAGTGAATGGCTATTTCCATTAAAGACAAGTGATGGATGGAGTATTGATGAGCATATTAAGCCGGAAACTCTTGACAATTGGGTAGATACTTATACTAAATTTTTAGGGAAAGATTTTTATTGGCATTCTCTAAGACATTATTTCACTACTCAGTGTTTTAAAGCCAATCTTCCATCTTCTGTTATTCAAGAAATTGTTGGATGGGATTCCGCTGATATGTGTAATTTATATAACGACACATCAACTGATGAGACCCTTGCTCAATATTTTGATGAGAATGGAATAAAAGATATAAAGCCATTAAACATATCTGATATGTAATAATCTAAAGGAGAAGATATATGCCAACAAACTTAACAAATATCAATAATTATATTGAAAAATTTAATTATAACATTGAAAATCCAGATTGGGATATTGAATAGGAAAATTATATGAATAATTGGATAACGTATTTCGCTATTGCCTTGATTGACGATTTTGGGAAGCCTTTGATGAAAAGTGTTTCAAAGATTATATTAGCAATTTGTTCGGAGGATTAATACATGGAATACAAACTAATAATAGATCAATAGCTTATAGATGAATATGCTGATTGTTATTTTAAGTTGCATCCAAGGGCTAAGAAGAAACCAATCGAAAAGCCGATACATCCAAGTTTAAACACATGGATGATATTAAAAAGGCCGCATATGAATTCTTTAAAACAGACGTGGAAAGAATTTGGTATATGGTTATGTAAAAAAATGGGATATGACGGACTTATGATTGACAAATTTACGGCAGAAGTATCGGTATTTATGCCAACAAGACGAAAATTTGATCTTGATAATTTTTGTAATGAGAAATTCTTATGGGATGCTTTTACGGACGCTGGTTTTATTGTTGATGATAATTATACAAATATGACTTCTCTTCTGCTTAGAGGTGGTTATGATAAAGATAATCCGCGAACTGAAATAATAATTAAAACAATTGAGGATTAAAAGGATGAAAGATTTTTTTGAAAATACTCGCAGATGTATGGATAAATATAATGAATTGCAAGAAAAAATGTTATCATCTTCTATTGATACAACAGATGAAGAAGATGAATTTCTTGATAATTTTTAGGATTACTTATCATCTGCATTGATTGATGATTATGGAATTGGATGGGCTAGGTAGCTTAATTCTTTAATCATTAAATTACAGATTAAATATATGAAATTACCAAAGGAAAAAAGTGATTAAAATGGGATATGTATTTTATAATCCAAATCCGGCGGGGAAATTTGTCGGAGATTGTGTCATACGAGCATTATGTAAGACATTAAATAAGAGTTGGGAAACTATATATACGGAAGTTGCACTTACTGGTTTTCATTTGTGTGATATGCCATCTTCTAATTATGTATGGGGATATTATTTAAAATAGAATGGGTTTGTACGAAAAAATCTTCCTGATACATGTCCTGACTGTTATACTCTAAATGATTTTTGTAATGATTATCCGAATGGATAGTATATTGTAGCAACTGGGACTCATGTTTGTGCTGTGTGTGATGGATCTGTTTATGATTCATGGGACAGTCGGGATGAGATAGTAACATATTATTATGTAAAGGAGATGGATGATAATGGATAATTATAACGGTTTTGTTTACCCATCGTATTAGCCTCAGCAAAATTATTATCAACAAACAGGGCTTCCTGTTTATCAAAGTAGGAATTGGAATTAGCCATATCAACAACCGTAGCAAACTTCTGCTGTGCCACAGTATCAATAGGTTTCATAGCCAATAAATAATACTAATATTAATTGGGTATAGGGACTAGAAGGTGCTAAAGCAGCTTAGGTTTAGAACGGTTGCAATATGGCATTTTTTGATAGTGAAAACCCGTGTATCTATATTAAATCAGTAGATGCATCAGGTAAGCCATCGCTTACTATTCTAGATTATGTTGATAGAAATGCTGAGGATAATAAAAATCAAACTCAGCAAATAGAATATGCTACCAAGGAGCAGATGGATGAGTTAAGCAAACAGTTCTCTTCTATTACTGATAAGCTTGGTAAGTCAAATAAATTCGTAACTAAAGATCAATTTGATGATCTTAGTTCTCATATAAATGAGTTGAGTGGTCAGATTGAGGAAATCGAAAATCGAATTACAAGTTTTGGCAAACCGCAATCTTCTACTAATTCGAATAACAGAAGGG